TCTTGCGAAAACGAGATATGACAGTGGTGGTTGTGTTTGTTTGAGCCCTCGTATGTTCGCCACTCCCAAGCCTTTTTGCTTGAGGCGATACGACCATCAAAGATAATGTAGGTAATGCGCTTTTCTCTTTTAGATTTGCATAAGAGACGAATCTGATCTGCAATATCTGGCATGAGGTCTGGCTTGCTCCGACCACTGACATCACGATCAACATCGATGGCACGAACCCAGCCATTAGCATCGGGATTATGATCGCTAGGGCGAGCTGCGTGTCGAGTATCACCGATCCAGCCATCCGATGTGCGGTCACGACTTGGGTATGAATCATCTAACTGCTCACGAAGCTGGATAGCAGCTTTAGATAAACGCGGTTTCATGTTCGACATTAGAACATTCCCATCGCTTCAAGTTATTTAATAATAATTCGTCATGCCCACACTCCGGCATTGGAGCAATAAAAGCATCATCGATAGGATCATAAGTAAATCCTACTCCTGCATAGTTATAGCGAATCTTGCCATTGTAAGAAGTGCGTTTGCATTGTTGTGACCTGAAATTGCCATACCAAATCTCTGGATTTAATCCATCAATTAACTCAGTCTCGTCAATGCCGACAATGACTTCTGTGACAATGTTTGTCTCATCTAAAAATGCGTAATGTGCCATTATGCCCAACTCACATTTCCTGTGCCAGCAGTAATAGTTGTAATCTTGAAAGATCCACTTGTCGCGGTTGAACCAGTTAAACCAGAACCAATTGTAATTGTACGAGTATCTGAATACTTGAATATGACAACTCCCGAACCGCCAGAACCGCCAGCTACAGAACTGCTATTTCCAGCTCCACCGCCACCACCACCAAGATTAGCTGTACCAGATGTGCCACCGCCCGATGGGTTTCCACCTGCTCCTCCGCCACCAGTTCCGCCTGCTCCGCCAGTACCACTTGCACCAGCACCGCCTCCTCCGCCACCAGCATATGTGACACTAGATCCAGTAATTGAATTAGATGTACCTGCTCCACCAGTTGAACCATTGTTAGAAGTTACTTGTATTCCAGCAGCGCTAGAACCACCTCCAGCGCCACCGGTTGTGTATGTTATAGAGTCTGTGTAACCATAAGAACCTGCATAACCCTCTACGGGTGAATATCCACCAGAGTTTCCTGTTCCAAAAGAGTTTGTATTAAGTGGGAAGCCATAACTACCGCCACCAGAACCGCCATTTAATCCTGTTACATTGCCAGTAATTCCACCCGAACCACCGCCACCACCACTTGCATTAGTGCTAGAAAATGTAGATGTATTGCCTGAAGATCCACGAACGCCACCATTGGCCGTGCCACCTGCACCACCTGCACCAACAGTGACAGAATAATTAACATTTAAATCATAAACTTGTGAAGTGAAACTTCTATAACCACCAGCTCCACCGCCACCAACGCCAGCAGTTTGACCTGTTGCCGCGCTACCGCCTCCTCCGCCACCAGCAACTAACAAAAAATCAATGCTTATTGTAGGTACTCCACCGCCGAGCAATCCTGTAACTGTGTTAAGCAATTGCGCCCACCACATACCAAGTATCTGTGGCAACCTTAATACAAGCTGCTGATTTATATTGAGCAAGGGTAGGAGATGCAGCTACTGCACCAGCACTAAGAACAGTTGTAGTACCTGAAGTGACTGCACTAATTGTAACTGCTCCTGCTCCCTTGTTAAGGACAGTAATAACTGTACCAATTGCAAAGGCTACGGATGCGTTAGTAGGAATCTTAAATGCCACAGCTGTGGCCTTATTCATGGAAATGAGAGCTTGATATTGATCTGCTAGGACAGCAGTGTAATCGGCAGTGGCATCGGTATTAACAGTAAAGGCAGTCAGCCCATTCATGTTTGTAGCCGAAAGGACATTGCCTGTTGAGAATGGGAATCCGCTTGCCATAGTTGCTCCTTAGTAACTTAAAACGCTAGTGCCTAGAATACCGTATAATGTCGAGTCCAGTATGAAAGCATCGATGATTGGTTCTGCTGTGGTGAAATTGACTTTCCAACTATCTGGTCTGATTTGATGGCTGACTCCAAAGACCTGTTCAGTCTTAGTCAAGGTGGAGTTAGGTTGAGATGTTGTAACTGTGATTGGATCAAAGAAATCTAGGTCTAGCCCCGCAATAGTGCCAGAATCATAATTATCCTGTTGAAGGTCAAGGGTAAGGCTATCCACTCGCACTGCCGTGTCCTTGCGTGAGGCTACGAAAGATTGAGCGTACGAAAGAGCTTCAGCATCAGTTTGCATTAAAAGGCCAGATTGATTATATGAATGTGTGAAATACTGAGCAATAGATGCAGAATCGGAAGCAGTCTGGACTGTGCCACCTGTGCGTGTGATGGTTGCTAAATTGTAAATCTGAGTATCGTCAAAGACCCATAAAACATTATTATAACCAATGCCAGTGCCATCATCTGAGAATACTTTGGCAGTGCCACCAATGGAACCAGCAGTAACATTACGATCTTGAAATACTGCCTTGCCATCTGCGCCCATATATATCGCCCCGAACTCTGTCGTGGCAACTGTCTGAAGGGCTGAGAGGGCTGTTCTCTGAGTTGCAGGGTCTGCCTGAACTGTGGTCTGCCCTGTATCAATATCGCGCATGGATGCAGGCCAGCCAATAGTGTCTAGAATCTTGGTCACGCGAGAGCCAGTAGTCTCGCCTGCTGTTGCTCCAGTAACTCCAAAAAACTGAGCGTTCTGGAATAGACGGAAACCATCTACAGCGGTAACAGTTGTATAAACTAAATCTCCAGTAAATCTAGGAGTGCTAGTTGTGTAGGCAGTAATGTAGCCTGCATAGATTGGGTAAGTTACTCCCAAGTAGGTTGCAGTGATAGCAATCTTACGCATAGGGCTTAAATAAGAATAGTAGGGTGATGCCGTGTTCTGGCTGTTAAAATCCCCATTCTGGTCGAGAATGCGGACAGATGCAGTACCAGTATTAAATTGCTCAGCTGATAGTTGCCGGCCTCTATTGGTTGAGATGGTATCAATGAGGTCAGAAACATCTACAATAAGAGCTGTGGAATCGGCTAATACATCAAGGCTACCTAGTTGAGACTGATCTAAGATAAACGGGTTGCCGAAGGTCGCTCCTGTTGAGAAGTTAATAATTACATTGATTACTGGCCGACTCATAAGGCTCCAGCGGAAGTTAAGTAATCTCCCTGCTTATTAAGTCTAATAACTGTGTCTTGGATAAGGCCACTTAATTCATCTGGATTAGCGATAGTATTGGCATAGATATTGATTACATACCCACCGCCCATAGAAGCTGCACCTTGAGCTGCATATCTTGCACCTGATAAAGCTGCTGCTGTAGTTAGACCAGCACCAATACCCATAGCGAATGAACCTTGAGCGACTTGGCTAGTTAGTGAGACCTGCGCTGCTAATGCTGCATCGGCAGCTGCTTTTTTTGCAATTTCTTCTGCCCATGCTTGTGTGTCATTAACAGCTTTGCTTCCACCAGTACCAGCACCACCGCCTGCTCCTGCTCCTGCTCCAGTGCCACCGCCACCGCCACCGCCACCGCCACCGCCAGTTGTACCACCAATAACTTGGCCACTTGGGAGAGTCAAAGTAGGAAACTTGAACTTAGCCAATAGATCTAGAGCGGATTGAAGATTAGCAAGATTGATTAAGTCCTTAGGCAATAGAGAATCAAGGATTGACTTAATATCAGCCAGTTTAAGGTTTTGGTTACTTAAGGCACTATAAATCTTGAGGTCTGTATTGAGTTGATTGGTTGCAGCAGTAATACGGGCTTCATCCTTAGATGCAATGGCATCTTCAAGGTTGGCAATATCCTGCTTAATTTTTAGGCGGGCAATGTCTGTCGTAATTGCTAATAGTTGAGCCTGATTAGTTACTTTACCTAGTTGCTCAGCTTGGTTGATTAAAGCTGCATTGAGTTGGATGGCATCCATATTGAATAGGTCAGTACCCTTGTTAAGGGCTAAGTTGGCTTTATCAACAGCAGCAGATAGTTTTTTATCAGCAAGAATCTTTGCCTGAGCCTTTTGTTGTTCTTTAGTTAAGGCTGTTACTTTCTTTTGTGTTGCAAGATAAGTGCCAGCCTGAATAGGATTCTTTTGTGCGCCTACTTCAGCAATCTGTCTGGCCTTGCGTCCTGCTTCATTTAGAAGTGTTATGTAACTACCAAGAATCGGAATGGCTTGGACTATTGCTGCGCCGTTTAGACCACCAAGCCCAGGAATGTTTTTAATTGAATTGGTTAAGATACCAATGCCACGAATTACATCAGCAGTATAAGTGGCCAAGTCCTGCATACTCTTTGCTAGATTATCAACAGTCTTATCATCGCTGAGCGTAGTTAAAGCATCAATGATTCCAGTACCAATAATCTCTTTTACATTGGCAGCAGCAACACCTAATTTAGCCATTGATCCTGCGAAGGTTGCAGCAGATTCAGCAGCTGCGCCCTTAAAGGTTTTGGCTAGTTGGTCTGTGACATCTTGGAAAGATTTAGTCTTAAGGTCTGCCTTAGATATGCCTACACCTAATTTAGATAGTGCAGTGTTGTTTCCAAGATAAGCCTTACTCAAGGCTCCAGTTACACTTGTTAAATCTTTACCTGTTGCTGCGCTGACATCCAGCGCAATTCCCATCAATCTTTGTGTTTGTGCTGTGTCTTTAGTTGCTACCGCTAAAGTCTGATAAGCGGGGCGCAATAAATCATCGACAACACCGAACTCGCTCTGAAGTCTCTGGATGTAGGATTCAGCACTAGCTGCATCGCGTTCTAAGCCGACATTCTTAAGAGCTAGGGCTAATTGCTTCTGAGCCTTCTGGTCAGCCGCTGCTGCCTTGACTGATGCTTTGGCATAACCAAGAACGGCAGCAGTACCAAAAGCAACTCCAAAAGTCTTGGCTAGGCTTTTAGCTGATTTACTGAGTTTGTCTGTTGCGCTTTCTGCTTGCTTAAAAGCCTTTTTACCAGTGAACTCCGCTGCGACATCAATCAAAATAGTCATGCTGTTGCCTTCTTAAAGTCGCTGTTGGCCTTTTCAATAGCTCTTAAAACGCCATCTCTGGCTGCGCCTCTATCTTCATCATATGCACGAAAAAGAACTGCACCCTGCTCTTTACCTTGCCCCTTAAACTCTGAGCCATACTTACTTCTTTGATTCTGGACAAAGCGACTGTTGGGAGTCTTACGCCCCATAGTTTCATATATTGCACCAGCTGCAGTCTTATTTAATAAACGCGCTAATGATCTAAAACCTCTGGAGTTAGCCTTAGATGGAGTGGTCTTATATGAAATGCCTGACTTAACAGACCGAGAATCAAAGAGCGGGAATCTACCAGTGTAATTCTCTCGACTTCGCCATCCGCTTAGGATTGAGCCGTTATCTGGCACATAGCCTCTAGCGACCTTCACAACGGGTTTTAAGGCTGTTGCAATCTCTTTTGGCATCTGCTTAGCCAAGTCTGGAGTATAAGCACGTAAAGCCTTACGGAGTTCAATACCGCCCTTTACGCTTACTGGCATCCTGAATCTCCTTTGCTTCATCTTTGAGACCCTTCAACAAGGCTTGAAGCATTATTGGGTCTAACTCTAACAACTGCTGTGGCGCGATTCCCAACCTAATGCTCAAGCGAGCTATTAAGTAGGTGAATGGATAATCGCGCTTTAAGCTAAAGGGTCTGAGTCTAGAACCTCAACACTCTTGAGTGTCTCGATAAACTCAATCCCGAACGGCTTAACAGTTTCACCTGATCTGCGTGTGACTTCCCATGCTAACCAATAAACATCCGTCTGCTTTTCTTCTTCTCGAAAAGCGCGATGGAAACCCTTTTTAGCGAATAACTCGAATGAATACTCCACTGCTGGAGTAATCTCACCCTCGATAACGCTTCCGTCTGTTCGAACTATCTTCAGTCTTGCCATGAGCTGCCCCTTTGTTTAGTTAGATTATGACCAAGTACCAGTAGATGCGTAAGAAGTCTTGCTGTTGCATGTAAAAGTGATGTCAATCATTCCTTCATCGCCAACTGCACCATTGATGTCAGTTAGGTTATCAACAAAGATTGTACCTGAGTAAAGCACATTTGTTGCTGATACTGCTGCTGAAGAATCCTGAATTGCTTGCCATGCAACAGTTGATCCAAAAGCAGCTTGAAGTGTTGCAAGAACATTTGCTGCTGCTGTGTCGTTTAGGAATGATACTGTAATTGTGTCTGCTGCTAGACCAGCTACAAACTTATGAGCTGTATCGCCCATTGCTGTAACTTCTAAAGCATCTACAGTGCGGTTAAGAGTGAATGCAGTAACATGATCAGAAAGATTGACAGTAGCAACCTTAAATCCGACCTTATTGTTTAAGAAAATTGCCATTGATTATTCCTCATCTTTCTTGGTTGATACTGGCTTTGGTGCTGGTTCGCTGGTTTGACCAATCTTCTTCAAGAAGGCCAAATCCTCTGGTGTTAGTGACATGTTAGCTCCAACTTGTTAGGATTGATACGGACATCTCGCAACTGAGTAGGTCTCCCGAAGCAGCATTGAGAACACTAGGCGCACTGATTGCGCTTACATTATAGGTCAAAGAAGATGCAGCGAGTAGGTTAAACACTCGAACTACGAAATCTTCTATCCCGTTAAGGTTGCCTTCGTTATCGAAAAGCGGGGTTGTGATAATTAACTTAAAGTTAGCCAATGGGCTTACTGTGTTACGAGCATTATTGCTAGGAGTCACATAAGGATCATCGGGAGAGACGATAACCGAGTTAGCCAATACTGTGGCAGGCGGGAATGCAAAGGTTTGATATTTTGAGTTATCGACTAGAGCTGTAGCAAGTGTCGTTCTAAGAGTAGTGAGAGCAACTGTCATTATCCCACCATCGAGCGTGGGTCGAGTGCGTGTGCTATCAATCCTCGCACCTTAGCGAGAAGCTGTGCGCTCATTCGATAAGGGGAAGGCTGGAAATCAACAAGGTTACTGCCTGAAAGGGTCGCAGTACG